TATATGTTCTCTATGTTCTCTATGTTTTATATATAAATATAATAATAGGTAATATAGGGATAATATAGGGGTTAGGTAACTCTTAAGCATTTATGGGAACACTTGGGAACTTGGGAACACCCCTTAGTCTCATATGAGTCTCAAAATTAAGAAATATTCATATTCTCTCATTTGCGTGTAACATCTATGTAATGGCTAAAAAAGGTACAAAATTAGACACAATCATTAGGTCACGAGAACTTGGCAAGATTATTGCCAAAGGTGGTCGTAGATCAGACTGCATAGAATATGCTTCTAAAAAATGGGGGGTTGGTTATAAATCAGTAGACAAGTATTTAGAGATATGTAGAGCCGAGATGAAAGCAGATTGGGACTTGGAAAGACCTGAAATGGTGGCAAATCTTTTATCACAAGCTGCAACCCTACAAATGGAAGCAAGAGAAAAAGGGCATTTACATATTGCTCTTGGTGCTATTAATACAGCAGCTAAACTCGCACAGATTATTTCGTGAGCATTTTAGATACAGTTCAACCTGGGAAAGTTTTATATCAAATAGGGGCATTTGATTTGCCGACAGCACAACAAACAATAGATCGTATTAATCAAGATTTATTACCTCATCAAAAAACCTTTTGTGATGACATGGAGCATCGCAAGCTTGCATTAGTTTGTGGGTTTGGTGCAGGTAAAACAGTAGGGCTTGTTGCAAAGGCAACAATGTTAGCTGCAATGAATGTTGGTCATGTATCGGCACTGTTTGAACCAACGCACAGTATGCTCGTTGATATTCTTGTCCGAACTTGTAATGAACTTTTCGACCAATGGCAAATACCGTTTTCTTATCGTGCCTCTCCTCAACCATCATTTACTTTAGAATTTGCCGAAGGTACTCATACAATCTTGTTAAGAACAATGCTTACTTATCAAAGATTAAGAGGGCAAAACTTATGTGCTATTGGATTTGATGAGGCTGATACAGTTCCAAAAAGAGACGCGGAGCAAGCAATGAATATGGCACTTGCAAGACTTAGATCGGGTAACATTCAACAATTTTATGCAACTACAACCCCAGAAGGTCATGGGTGGGCTTTTGATACTTTTAAGAAAAATGCAAAGACAGATACAAGATTAATCCAAGCCAAAACAAGTGATAATAAATACCTCCCTGAAGGATTTATACAATCTTTAATTGAGAATTATCCAGAACAATTAATAAAAGCTTACCTCAATGGAGAATTTGTAAATTTAACAATGGGTGCTGTATATCGTTTTGATCGTAATGTTCATGTAAGTAATCAGCTTCTTAATTATAAAAATGAAATTCTTCGCATAGGAATCGACTTTAATATACAGAATACAAATTGTGTAATCGGTGTGCGAGATGGCAATAAGTTAGTCATAATAGACGAAATCACCAAAATGCACGATACAGATGCCTTGGCTAAAGAAATTTTAAGAAGGTATCCAAATCAAAAAATCTTAATTTACCCAGATGCTTCAGGATCAAACCGCAGTACCAACAGTAGTCAGACAGATATTGCCATATTGGAGGGATATGGTTTTACCAATATGTCGCCAAGGTCGAACCCCCCAATCAGAGATAGAGTCTCGGCTGTTAACTCTCTTCTCAAAAACGGTAAAGGGGAAGTCCGTTTGGCGATTAGCCCCTGTTGCAGAACCTTAATAGAATGTTTTGAGTTACAGGCCTATGATGAGAAGACAGGAGAACCTGACAAACAAAATAATTATGACCACCTTTTAGACTGTATTGGATATTTAATATGGCGTGAATTTAATCCATTATATTTCCGTTCAGGTAAGAGTACTGGAATTAGGCTTTATTAGTATTATTCTTTAAACTATAGTTAACAGTATTAATGGACTCTTAAAATGTACTCAGGATATAACCATTACAACAGGAAGACATCAGCGACAGGCACTACAATTACAGATCCTAATAGTGCATGGTTTGCTCAAGAACCTCACTGGCCTTTGATTGAGGATTTGTTAGGTGGCACATATCAGATGAGAACTCGTCACCGAAAATACTTGCCGCAAGAAGTAAGAGAACTTGATGAATCTTATGACAACCGTTTAGCAAGATCAGTTTGTCCTCCATATTTTGTAAGATTGGAAAGAATGATGGCAGGCATGCTGGTAAGAAAGCCTGTCAGGTTAAATGATACAAGTGATGATATAAGACTTCATATGTTTGATGTTGATTTGGAAGGTAATGATCTCAATGTATGGGCTTATGAAACCGCAAGAAAAATGATCCGTTATGGACATTGTGGGGTTCTTGTAGATGCACCTGCGGCAGGTCAAGCTGGTAGACCTTATTGGATTACCTACACGCCAAGAGAAATATTGGGCTGGAGAACAGAGATGATTGACGGTCAATTAAAATTTACACAACTGAGGTTATTAGAAAAAGTATTTGAACCTGATGGTTTATATGGTGAGAAAGTAATAGAGCAGGTAAGGTTATTAACCCCTGGGGCTTATGAAATTCATAGGAAAGGCAAAAATAATGAATATGTAAAGTTTGATGAGGGAACAATGAGTTTGCCTGGAATACCTTTTGCTGTTGCATATTCCAACAAGATAAACTTTATGGAATCAAGGCCACCGATGGCTGATATTGCAGAATTAAATTTAAAGGCATATCAATTACAATCAGACTTATCAAACCAGTTGCATATATCCAGTGTACCAATGCTTGCTTTCTTTGGTTTTCCACAAAGCAGTGAAGAAGTAAGTGCAGGTCCAGGGGAAGCGATTGCATTTCCAGCAGAAGGCCGAGCAGAATATATCGAACCTAGTGGCAATAGCTTTGAGGCACAATTTAAACAGATAGATCGTGTTGAAAAACAAATTAATGAATTGGGATTAGCGGCAGTGCTGGGTCAAAAATTAAGTGCAGAAACAGCAGAATCTAAAAAAATAGATAGAAGTCAAGGCGATAGCACGATGATGGTTATTGCCCAACAGATGCAAGATATGATTGATAACTGCTTACAGTTTCATGGTCAATATTTAGGAAGTGATGCTGGTAGTTGTTTTGTTAACAGAGATTTCGTGGCACAAAGATTAGAACCTCAAGAGATCCAATCATTATTACAGCTTTATACAGCAGGTACGATTACCCAAGAAACATTACTTACTCAATTACATGAAGGAGAAGTTCTTGGCGATGAATTTGAGGTGGAAGAAGAAATTGAGGCAACCGAATCAGGTGGATTAAGAGAAATATCAGAACCTATAGCGGAGGCAGACGAATCAATGCCAGCAGATGAATAATGGCAACACCAGAATCATTTTATCGAGAAGCTATTGATTTAAATAGGTACAGCAACCGAGTCGCTAGGGAAATTGTAACGAATTACAACAATGTAATTTTAGATTTAACTAACAAGCTGGCGACCATTGATGAAGTTACAGCACCAGCAACGGTGGCAAGAATTAGGGCGATGCTTGTACAAATGAAAGAAAGCCTAGAAACATGGTCAACAGGAAGTAGTGCTTATATGATTGATGAATTACAAAGCTTAGCAGTATTTCAATCTGGTTTTATTGCTGATGAATTACAGAAAGTTTTACCAGTTGGTACTGTTGGTGTTAATACAGTACAAGTGTCACCAGACTTTGCAAGAAGTATTGTTATGACTGATCCTACAGAAGTTAATATATTAACGCTGCCAAATAACTTAGAACCAACTGTCCAGAGAACATTTAATTTAACGGCTGCTAAAGGTTCTGCCATTACTTTACCTAGTGGTGAAGTTGTTGCAAAAGCTTTTCGTGGGATATCTACTAAACAGTCAGAATTAATATCAAGTCAGATTCGTATTGGTATAACAGAAGGAGAATCTATACCAAAGATTGCAAAAAGATTAAGAGGCCGTTTGCAGTTTGGTCGCAATCAAGAAATGACTGCGAAGGCACAAAGGTTAGCTGCTGGTGATGGAATGAAATTAGCTAATAATCAAGTAATGACTATTGTTAGAACTTCTGTCAACCAAGTGCAAAATGCTGCAAGTCAGGCAACTTATGCAGCAAATCAAGATGTAACCCAAAAGTATGAATATGTTGCGACTTTAGATGCAAGAACAAGTACAATTTGCGGTAGTTTAGATGGAAAAATTTTTAAATATGGGGAAGGATCATTACCGCCACAGCATTTTAATTGCAGGTCTACCACTGTTCCTATTATTGATGATGATGACTTAAGACGAAAGTTCCCTGACACCAGACCGAGTGCAACTGGTAGAGTTCCGCAAGATACTAATTATGCAACGTGGTTAAAAGATAATCCTTCAATACAAGAAAAAGCATTAGGAAATAAAAAAAAGTTTTTCAATTATCTAATTGATAAAAAAAGAAAGAGTCCAAGAGAAGCTTTGCGGTTAATTATAAAAGATGATGGAACAGAGCTAAGTTTAAAAAAACTATTAGAAAAATACCCTAAGGCATAAAAACAGTTATTATTAATGTAGTTGCTTTAAAACTATGCCAAAAGGTAAAAGTTATGGTTCTATGAAAAAAATTAAAAAAAAAGGTGGTAAAAAGTAATGGCAAAAAGTTTACTGCAAAAATTAGCTGATGCTAAAAAACCTAAAAAGAAAGATGCCAAAGCTAAGAAAGGTTCCTAAAGATAAAAAAACAGGTATTGCAAAAAAATACTTGTCTGGTTCAAAAAATAAATCTGCGAAGGCTTCTGAAATAAAAAGAACAGCAGCACTCTATAAAAAAGGTGCCTTTATTGATATAAAAGCTGTACAAAAATCTAGGGTTAATCAAGATGTCACAAAAAAGCAGAAGAAAACCATTAAGCGTGGCAACAAAAAATAGTCTTAAGAAAAAGGCTGAAGGTACAAAGTTTAAATATGGTGAGCTTGCAAAAGTTTACAGAAAAGGCCAGGGTGCATATTTATCTGGTGGATCAAGAAATGTACCAATGGCTGCTTGGGCTATGGGCAGAGTTAATAGTTATATGAGAGGAGATAAAGCGAGAACAGTTGATATGGCTATTTATAAGAGCTACAGAAAATAATGACTATTGAAAAAGGTGGACATACATTTACTGGTGTTGATAAACCAATTAGAACACCGAGTCATAAAAGCGGTAAAAGTCATGCTGTTGTTATAAAGCAAGGCGATGGATTTAAATTAATACGTTTTGGTATGCAAGGTGCAAAGACTAAGCCACCAAGAAAAGGCGAGTCGGATGCCGATAAAGCAAAAAGAAAATCTTTTAAAGCTAGACACGCAAAAAATATTGCTAAAGGTAAAACAAGTGCAGCCTATTGGTCTAATAAAGTTAAATGGTAGATTATCTGATATATTAAAAAAAAAAGTTACGCTTTATTTATGTCAGAAGAAAACGAAACAGTGGCTACGCCACCTGTTAACCCTAACGAACTTGATCAGCTAAAAGAATCAGTCAAAAAGTTAGAGCAAAAAAATTACGAACTTATAGGTAAGTTAAAAAATCAAAAAGAAGAGAAGGTTATACCAGAAGATTATGATGCTTTGTTAGCATTTAAACAAAAAATAGATCAAGAAAAATTAGAGAGTGAAGGAAAGTACAC